TTAAACGTTTTTGGCAGCAGCTTTTTCTGCCGCTTCTAGCGTTTGACGAATCAAGGTATTAATCGTCATCGGACCTACGCCACCTGGCACAGGCGTAAACGCACTGGCGATATCATCCATATCACGCAATTCGATATCACCCACACCACCGTTTTCGGTGGGATGAAAACCTGCATCAACCACCACCGCGCCGTGTTTGATCCAATCTTTTTTAATCAACTCAGGCTTGCCAACCGCGCCCACAATGATATCAGCCTGCTTGACGATTTGTGGCAAATTTTGGGTTTTAGAATGGCAAATCGTCACCGTACAATCGGCATTTAACAACATCATCGCCATTGGTTTGCCTAAAATCGCGCTGCGCCCGACCACAACCGCGTGCTTGCCTGCTAGTTCAATGCCGTATTGCTCAAGCAAATACATGATGCCTTGCGGAGTACATGCGCCATATGCAGGCTCGCCCATTGCCATCTTACCAAAGCCCAAACAAGTCACACCATCGACATCTTTTTCGATGGCAATCGCGTCAAAACACGCGCGCTCATCAATTTGGCTTGGTACAGGGTGCTGCAGCAAAATGCCATGTACATCGGGATTGGTGTTAAGCTCGGCGATTTTTGCCAATAACTGCTCGGTGGTGGTGTCAGCAGGTAGGGTGACTTTGAGCGAATCCATGCCAACGCGCCGACAGGCATTGCCTTTCATCTTGACATAGGTTGCTGAGGCTGGGTCATCACCCACCAAAATGGTTGCCAAAATCGGTGTGCGCCCCGTTTGTTCCTTGAGTGCTATGACGCGCTCAGCAAGCGCAAGTTCAATTTGTTTGGCGTAGGCTTTGCCGTCTAAACGGGTGGCAGGCATGGCGATTCCTTGGTATTAAAAAACTGATAAAAAAACAGCAAACGGTTGAATAAAAGACGTGAGAAAAATCGTAAAATTTGCCGTATTGTAGCCGATTTTTGCGACGATGAAAACGTATCAATCACAGCGGTTGTAAGCATGCAATTTATGTTACTTAGGCTATTTTACCACCTATTAAACAATAAACATCAGCTAATGCCAAAAAAATCCTTGCACTTTTAGAAATTTTTGCTATGATAGCAATCCTTAATTCAAACGCCCTATCGCGGCTATTTGAATAACTATGATGGCTGGGTGGCAGAGTGGTTATGCAGCGGATTGCAAATCCGTGGACGCCGGTTCGATTCCGACCTCAGCCTCCATCTTTTTTAGGTTAAACCCTAACACCGCTCACCGCCCGGATGGTGAAATTGGTAGACACAAGGGATTTAAAATCCCTCGCTCTTTAGAGCGTGCCGGTTCAAGTCCGGCTCTGGGCACCATATTTTAAAGCCTTGAAAACGTTAGGTTTTCAGGGCTTTTTTAATGCCAAAACACACTCTTGACGCATACCCAATTTTTGATACGCCAACCTAGTTTGATACGATTTTGATACTTTGCAGCGCAAAAGTCATCATTTATCATATTGGCGAATATAGCCACCTATAGTTTAAAAAATGAAAGTTAAACTCACCAAACGCTACGTTGACAGCCTGCCCTACTCTGACAAAACGACCTACCACCAAGACCTAGAATTAATTGGTTTTGCCGTCCGCGTTGGCAAAAAGACCAAACAATACATGGTCAATAAGCGTATTGATAATAAGCTGCACCGTGTTGTGATATCCGACACCAATTTAATGACAATCAGCGAAGCGCGTGACGAAGCGTTGCGAATCATGGCAGATATCAAAAAAGGCATTGACCCAAACGCCAAACCGCCAAGCGAAACGCCTGCAATCCCAACCCTGCGCGAATGTTACGAGTATTTTAAAAGCAAAAAAACACTGACTGACGAAACGCTAAAATCGTATGACCGTCAAATGCTGACGCTATTAAAAGATTGGCTGGACTTGCCGATTAATGACATTACCAAATCCATGATTAGCGACAGACATGCTAAGCTGACCCGTGCCAGCCCTGCACAAGCCAACGCCGCCATGCGTGTGTTGCGCTCGGTGTGGAATTATTGCCGCCACAGCTATTTAGATGACAACGAAGAACCCATCATCAAAGAACAGCCCGTCAATATTTTAAACGTTAAAAAAGACTGGAACGTCATCAAGCCAAAAAAACGCCACGTTGAAGAGGAGTATCTAGGCAAATTTTTAACCGCGGTGCTTGACCATCAAGACAAATGGTCGCATCGCCAAGCCGCATACTCCAACAATGCGCGCGACATCATGTTGTTATTTATGTTGGCAGGCGTGCGGCTTAACGAAGCGCAAACGCTAAAATGGTCGGACATTGACCTAAAAACAGGCAAAATACTGTTCAAAGATACCAAAAATGGCAGTGACTATCCGCTGCCGATGGGTGACGTACTTTGGGCGATGATGCGAAACCGAGCCAAGTACGCGCAGGGCAATGAATGGGTGTTTCCAACGTTTTATCGCAAGCGCGACAGCCATGTTAAAGATTTGGGCGGCAGTTATGAGGCAATCAGCAACAAGCTTGGCTTGCACATCACACCGCACGACCTGCGGCGCACGTTTATTTCTGTTGCCAATCGACTGGCAATGAATTACCCCGTACTAAAACGTTTGCTCAATCATCAAGACAGCAAAGTCAGTGATGACGTGACGCTGCAATATATCCAAATCAGCCAGCGCGAAATCCGCGACGCATTGAATGAGATTGAAAAAACCTACTTTGCCGAGGCTGGCATGACGCAAGCTGACGTGATTGAAAAATATTTTAATTGATAACCAATCGTTTTAAAAAGACATCCACTAAGTAATATCAAAAATCATTTTACGCTGCCGCCCATCAGGCGCTTTGTATGATAAATGCACCCACCGCCCAAATTCCATGATGATTTGGTCATACAAAATACCGCGCTTGGGCAGCTCTTTAGACAAAAACCGTGCAATCTCGGCAGGCGTGCCGAAACTTGGGCAGGTAAAATCTATCGCATAGCCGTAACAGTGCGCTGACGTGCGGCTGCCGCCGACTCTTGCATTGACAGTAGGCGAGCGGTAGCCGCTACTAATCAGCATAGGCTTGCCCAAAATTTCACGCACAGGCTGCCATAGATTTTCGCATGACTCTTTTAGATTATTTAATTCAGCCGTAGACGGCGTATTGTCAATGCCGTGCCGCGCCGCTGTTTGACTGACTGTTAATTCTGACAGCCAAAAGTTGTTTGATAGTTTAACGTTGTTCATCGTCATTCCCCTTTTTCCACATGTATTGGGTCATCTGCGCGACCCGTTGCCTGCTCATTGAGTAGTGCGGTTTTTTGCCGACTGCCATCACTTGAGCCAAAATAATAATTAAAGACTGCACCGACATAGCCCGCCATAAAACCCAACGCGATGTTGATTAGGTCTTTTGCGCTGTCGGGTATCTGTACAAAAAAAAGCCCTGCAATCAGCAGGGCAATAATGATAAGCGCAGCTATTGCTAGCACATTGCGCGTTTTATCGCTGTTTTCTTTGTTCATATTGCTGTCCTGTCGCCTCGCCGCGATACTGTATTAGCTCATCTTTCATGCGCCCCAGCCTCTCATCAATACTGACAATCATCGCCTTGCGTTCGTCTTGCACCTTTTGTATATTCTCGATGGTTTGTTGATTGCGGCTTGATGTTTCGCTTGCCACTTTAACCGACGCATTGACGCTTGATAGATACCAGCCTGTAACAGGTACGACGATAACGGCAAACGCGCTTAACGACATCTTGAGCGTTGTTAGCGCGGTTTCTGTGCGTGTTTGCGCGTCTTTTAGCACGTCAATTTTTTTGTCTTGCTCAGTGATTGATATTGTTGTATCGCGCTTATGTTCGTCTAGCGATTTTTTAATACCTTGCACGTCTGCTGATATCAAGCGAAAATCACCCTGCATTGTATCTAGCCTGCTGATGATTTCGCGCTGGTTTTTAAGCTGCTCGTTGTTTTTAAACGGCATGCTACCCCCTTAATAAAAAACCCTGCTAAATAGCAGGGCTGTCGTGCCATTTTTTGTCGTACCAGTACCATTTCTGCGCATAGCTTGGCGGCGGTGTTAGCGTAAAGTCCAAGTTTTCGATTTCAACCGCCAACATCACGCTATCAACATCGCCCACGCGCTCATGCTTAATACTGCCATCTTTGTTTAAAATATATAGCTTAATTGACATGCTACCTCTTTAACGTCGTTGCTTTTAAAAAATAGCCATTTGCTCTTACTCTAATGCCGCTACAGTTGATACGTATATAAATCTCAGTTAAGCCCGTACCTGTGCTGACTAAAAACGGAAACAGCATACTCGCATGATAACCTAGCGGACCGCCCGTGTTCCACCGGCCTTGCGATCTGCCATCGACAAAGCACTCAACGATAAAACTGCCGCTTCCAGTTGGGTTGCAGCCAATCAAACTAAACTCAACACTCGTTGATACGCCATCTGTGCGCAAATACAAACGACTCGTTTCGCCTTCGCTCGTTTGCTCTACTCTAAACCCATCGTTTTGCACAATCGCTGTTGATACGCTCACCGCTTGTCCGCGTATGTTAAACGTATCAACCTCGGCATTACCAATTTTAGCATTGGTAATCGCTGCATCTTTGATTTGGGCATTCGTGATTGAGCCGTTTGCGATGTACGCCCGATCAATGTACGCCCCTGCTGGTACATACGTGCCATCGACCCATTGCCCTGTGCTTAGCACTACGAACGGTGTTTTGCCCTTGTCATTACCGTTAGGCGGCGCGATATAAAACTTATCTGCACGCACTGCGAAATCTGACACTGTAGGACTACTTGCCAAGCCAAAGCCCGATACGCGCCCATTGTTGTCAATGCGCACGGTGTATTGCGCGTTAAGCCCATTGATTGCTTGTTGCTGTGTCTGTATGCTTGCGGTGTGATTGCCCACCGTTGATTGCACCGTGTCGATACGCTGCGACAATGCGCCATCTGCGTCTGCCCGTGCTTGCGCCTCGCCCCTAATTGCGGCTGCATTGTCATTGTTGGTTGCTTGCAGTGTATCTAATCGACCTGACAGCGCACCGTCTGCATCCGCCCGTGCCTGCGCTTCACTTTGTATCGATGCATTGGCATTATTGGCCGCATTTTGTGCATTGTCTGCCTTTGCGCGCGCATCATTGGCGGTTGATTGTGCTGTGTGATAGGACGCGGTTAATGTTTGTATCGATGACGCTTGGCTGCTATTAGCGTCTGACAGTGATTTGAGCTGATTTTGGATGCTTGCGATATTGCCGTGATAATTGCTCGTCAAGCTATCGATGCGCTCCGCCAATGCTTTATCAGCATCAATCAGCACACGGTTGGTCGTTGCAATATCAGCTATGTTGCCATTGACTGACACGTTTAGCGCATCAATGCGCTGCCCTAAAGCCGTATCGCCCTCAATACGCGCCGAAGCCTCGCTCCACACGCCTGCTGATATTTGCTCATTACCTGCTAGTTCGCTATTATCGCCTGCCATTTGCGGATTTAACTGGGCGTACACGCCGTCTAGCTTGCTTGATGCAATGTTTAGTTTATCAGCAATATAGCTGATTTGTGTTTTAACATCATTGACCGCGCTTGCTGATGCTTTAGCATTTAATTCGGGGATAACAAATTCAGATTTTAACGCCTCAAGTCGGCTTGCTATCGTGCTGTCGGTCATCGTCTTGGTGTAGTAATTGTCCATTACTAGGCTGATATTACCGCCCACCGCTGCTGATAGGGTGTTTACCTGTGATGCCAATGCGCTCACACTATCTGCCGTTACATCGGTTTTGCTACGCACCGATGCTAAGCTATTGCCCACTTCAGCAGTTAGCTGATCGATGCGCTGCCCCAGTGCGGTATCACCCTCAATACGCGCGCTTGTTTCTGACCAAACGCCTGCAAACTTTTTGTCGTTGCCCGCCAAATCGCCGCTGCCAGCCATATCGGGATTGACCTGCGCATACACCCCGTCAATGCGGCTTGCCTGCGTGTTAATCGCATCACTCAACGTTTTGCTTTGCGTTTGGATTAACGCGGTATTATTGCCGACCTCGCTGAATACACTATCGACGCGTTGGCTCAATGCTTCATCGGCATTGGCGCGCGCGATTTGCTCGGATTTGATTAGTGACGTGTTGCTATCGCTGGTTGCTGCGACCACATCAACCCGACCTGTTAATGCCGATAACTTATCGGCTTGCGCGTTAATCTGCGATTGTGCCAAGGCTGTGTTGTTGTCAGTTGTCGCAATCACGCTATCAATGCGCTGTGCTAACAGATAATCTTGCTCGGTGCGCGTATTGATCTCGCTTTGTACCGTCGCTGAAACCTCATTTAGCGCGTTGATGCGATTTCGCACCTCTGCGCCCAGCTGCTGCGACACGCTGCTCACCGCGATTTGACGGTTTTCGACCTCCTGCGCGATCGCATTGTTTTGCTCACGTACCGCGTCATCTAGCTTTTTTGTCGTTTCATTGATTGCTTTGCTGCGCTCTTGAATTTCTTTTGCTAAATCATCGCCAAGCGGCTCAATCTTGTCGATTTTTTCGCCCAAATCCTTGTACAACTGGCTTTCAGTAATCTGACCGTTGAGCAAATCTAAGACCTTAGCCGCGTCATCATCAACAACGCCCCGTGCCCAGTCTGTCCATTCGCTTGCCTGCCCAAACTTATCAACAATGCGTGCGCGGTAGTATTGCACCAAGCCGCCTTGCAAGCCGTTGATGGTGGCGGTATTGGTCGGGTAGGCGTAAGTCGCTAACAACGCAACGTTGGTGTCGGGTGCGCTGGCAACCTGCACTTCCGTGTAGTTTGTATCACCGCTACCTTGTGCAAACACCCAATCAAGCTGCATGGCAAATAATTTGCCCGTGGCGGTAAGGCTAACTAGCTTTGGCGGTGTGCCGATTTTGCCAACAATCTGTGTCGCGCTAGATACGCTGGTAGGCGATTCGTCACCAAACGCATTGACCGCACGCACGCGCGCAAGATAAATGCCTGCGTAAACCCCTTCAATATCCAATGACAAGCCCGTTATCGTGCCTGCATTGACCCAGCTGCCGTCATCTTTTTTAAACTCAACTAAATAGTAAGCCGCGCCCTCAACCTGACCCCAGCTGATCGTCATTGTGACAACAACTTGTCCCTGCACCTCTTTTTGACTTTGGCTAATCGCGACGTTTTTGGGTGCATTGAGCAAATCGGGCTCAATCACGCTGTAAGTCTGCGGCTTAACATACGCGCCTTTGTCCACCGCGTCATATTTTTGCGGCTCATGCTGCAGCGCATTAATCGTATGCGTCAAATCATCGTTTTGTTTAATACTGATGATTTTAAACAACATCAAGCGCAAATCACTGCTATCAATCGCCCAAGCATTTTGTATTTCAGGTGAGCCAAACGCTGTATCGACGGTGACTTGACTGCCGCTAATGCTGCCGATTTTGCGCCGCTCGGCTTGCCCATTGGCGTTATTGATGACCAGTGTTTCACCTGCTGTGACGTTGCGGTCAAGCGTAATGGTGCGCTTATCGCTGCTAATTGCCACCACGCGCCCACCGTTTGCCCGTCCTGCAAACACCTCATCTGATATCGCGATAATAGCAGATGGCTTGATTTGCTCAAGCATGCCATCAAGCCCAACCGCAAACGATACTTGTCGGCTCTCTAACTGCTCGGATTTTAACGCCCACAGCCCTGCGCGCTGCGCCTGCCCTTGGCTGGTGCAACCCATTAAGCCGATGTCTAACGTGTTGATGCCATATTTGGCAATCGCTGCTTCATCGCGGACAAACTCATACTCGGTTTTAAATTCGTTTTGCGGATTGTCCCATGCCACTTTAGCCACCGTGTGGCGGTCACGTGCGCGCGTACCTGTGTAGCTAAATTCGCCATTGATGACGTTGGCGCGGCTAAACGTATACACAGGCTCGCTGGGTGCATCCATCGCAATCGACACTTGTTCACCATTCCAGTACGTCATCGCGCGGAATATTGAAGCAAGCGACTGTAGCACACTAAACGCGTCTTGCTGTGACTGCAAATAAACATTGACCGTAAACCGCGGCTCTCTACCGCCCTTGCCATCATCTACCAGCTCATCGCAGTATCTGCCAATCTCGTACAAGCCCCATTTATCAATCATGCCAGCGTCTAGCCGTGCGCCTAGCCCGTAACGCCAATTTAGGCACAAATCATAAAACACCCACGCAGGATTGTTGCTGTACGCGCTGACAAACGTACCGTTCCAAATGCCTGTGTACGTGCGCGTCATGGCATTGTAATTACTCGGCACGCGGATAATCTTACCGCGGCAACGCACCGCTAGCTTAGCGATACTGCTAAACGTGCGCGCGTCATACTGCAATCCTAGCATCGCCGTATTGGGGTAAGATAGCTTAACGTCGATAACCTCGGTTATCGCCTCAATGCTCATCGCATTGCTTAGCAAATCGCTGTTACTATCATCGGTCAAGCGCGTCACGCGGATTAGCCAGTTTTTTTGCGCTTTGGGCAAATCGATACGGTGGCTGCGTTGGTATTTATCCGACGTTTTGGCAGATACATTGGTATCAATGATGGTTTGATACGCGCCCCCATCAACCGCCAATTCAATGCGATAATCAACGCGTGTGCCCGTGATATCGCCATTTTTCTTTTGTTCGCGCAACGCCCCAAACGACACGCGCACCACGACCGCTGACAAATTTAGATTGCTGATTTGGCGCACATACGGGATAGCCTGTTTAACCTGCACATTGACGTTAATTTCGTTGCTAACGTCGGGGAAGCCTTTGATATAATCTTGATTGTTCGTGCCGCTGCGAAAATCCCACACCACCGCCAACTGATTTTTTTCATCAACAAAATTCGGCTTGCCAGCGTCATTAAGCAGTGGCGTATCGTCAAGCTTAATCGATTTTGCGCCATCCACCAGGCCGCTAATCTCACCCTCGGCTAAGCCGTACAAGATTTTAGCGGTTGATAGCGACGCTAGGCTGTCTTTGGCAATTTTTGGCTGTTTTGTGCCGCCACCGCCGCCCAATAACTTTTTTAAAAACCCCATGCCTAGCCCTTATAATCTTCGCTGTAAATGCCTGCGGACGCGTAAAAACCGCCAATCTCACGCTCACCGTACAAAATCGGCACGGGATTACCTTGCGCGGCTGTTGTGACCGCACCACCAAAACCCTTGTTTGCAATATTTTTATCGCTGCTATCAACTTTAGGTGTAGGCATCAGCAAGCCTGTGATGCCGCCAATCAACAAGCCCGTACCTGCGCCAATCAATGCCGTGCTTAGTGTTGAGCCTGCACCGCCTAGCACCATTGCACCGCCTAGCCCCATCCACATGCCCGTACCAATCAACACCGCCCCAGCGATGGCTTGCAACCAGTCAAACTTACTTGCCCCCATAATGCGCGGCACAACATGTATCGTCTGCGCGTCGGTAATGCTGTCAATATCGTTGATGCTTAAATTGTCATCATCAGCAAACACACTAAAGCGTATGCCCTCGTCATCTGCGCCTAGCATAAAGCGTTTAAAATCAGGCAACTGACACGCCAACGCATACGTCGCTTCACGCGCGGTTTGCACATCTAGCTCAAAGTATCTGCCAAATTTATCCGCTATAACGCCATGAAATTCAATCGTTTTCACCGCCCGCCCCATACACGCCAAAATCGCCATTTTGTCCGACAATCACCCAAGGCACGCCATGTAGCCGCATTTGCGCCCTATCCATATCAGACGGCATACAATCGCCATCAGGGTGACTATGCACCACCGCACGAATTGCGCCTTGTCTTGCCGCCTGTACGTACGATTTTGGGCATAGTTCAAAACCCTCACTGGCGATATTGTCGCAAGGCACATACATGCTGCCCACAATCAAACCGCAACACTCACGTGGCAAGCACGCGTCGCGATGCTTGATGATGGCATCTTTGATTTTTTTACTTAATTTCATGATAGGCTGCTACTCGGAAAGCCACCAAAATTTGCCGTATTATCACGTACCTTGCAATCTTTTAGCTGACCTGTGCAATAATCAAGCGCAGGGTTATTGGTGGGATTGGCGTTTTTATCAAAATAGCCGCCTGCGTACTTGCATTCAACGCCGCGATACCGCCCACACACCGCCCAATGACAATAGTTGGTGATTTCGCGACAAGGTATGCGCATGCCCTCAAAATCCACAGGATTAGACAATTCAAACGTGACTTGGCTAAAGTTTTCTTGGGTCTTTTGCTCAACAAACCACACTTGCCGCTTGTACTCATTGCGTGCTGATGGATTGCCATTTGTAAAATTGGCGGCATCTAAATACTTAGCCAGTGTCGTAATAACCGTAAGTTTCGCGCCTGCAAAGTCGTTAAAGCGCAAGCACAAAGCAGACATTGCGCCATTGATGCCGTTAATGGTGTTGCTAATGACAATGCTTGGCGTGCTTGCCTTGCCATCACCGCGCATTTCTAGCCCGTCGCTATCAATCGCGACAGGCGAGTAGTTTTTGCCCTGCCAAACGATATCGCGGTTAAACACTGCCTCGCCGTTAATCAGCTGCCAATCCTCATAGCCGATATGACCATGCCAGCGGATAATGCCGCCGCCTAGATGGGTTGCGTCAAGCTCGTACAGCGTGACAATACCTGCCACGCTGAGCTTTTGAAAATCACTGTTTAACATAACGGTACAAATCCTCAATACCGTAACTACCTGCGTTAGACAAGCCAAGCAAGGCTGCGACTAGCTCACTACAAAACCATTTACCCTTATGCCCATTGATAAACGGTAGCTTGGTCGTGACAAGCCCAAGCCAATCGTAATTTTGCCCTGTATGCAGCGCGTACCATGCTTTGCACAAATCCGCATCAACCACCACAGGCACTTTGACCCAGTGACTACCCTCAAGCGTCACATGACGCAGGCGCACGCCAGTTTTAGGCAAGCTTGACACAGTTTTCCACGTGCCGTCATCGTTTTGCTCAAACATCAGCTCACAATGACAAAACCGCCCACCATCAAGGCGAGCGGTCATCTTTTCCTGCCAGCTGCGCGGCAATAAAAACGCCACATAACCGTTAGTCACGTTCGCGCCCCTCTGTAATAAACACATCTGTGATCGCCTTCATAATCATATCAAAGATTTCAGCACCACTACGCTCTTTGCCTACCGATTCGCCTGTCTTGATATCAATACGTGGATATTTTTTAACCATTACTGATTTATCAATGCTAACAACAAACACACCGCTATTGATAAACTGCTCACTACCATCTGCCATGATGATACGATCCTCCATGACAAACTCAATCGATGGCGTACCACTGCTAGGATTGTTAATCACAATCGTTTTGGCGCGTCTGCGTGCTGTGCCAGGATCGTTTGTGTATAAATAATTTGCCATGTTACACCTCGTATTGAATAAAAATTTTGACGGGCTTATTTAATAAATTATCATCATCTACGCCGATGATGATGACATGCGACCCTGTCACCTCGAAACGGTAGTTTTCCTGCATTGATGGCTTGTGTGGCGGTATGATGACAAAACCTGCTTGCATGACCCACACATCAACCGAGAGTATTTTTTGACTATCTAAACCGTGCGCTATTTGATTGACAGACCTTGCGCTACGGCTGTAAGTTGCCATGATTTTTTTGGTGGCCACTGCCACGCCTGCCACGCCTGCGGTAATACTTGGTACTACCGTAGTATTTGACTTCACCGTCAATGCCAGCACATCGCGGCGGCTGGTTTTACTGCCTGGCGGTGTGACCGAAATCTCATAATCAAATCTGCCGTCACCTTGCTCAATAGTACGACAGCTAGTGCGTACCAAATCGCGCACCATTAGATCCAAAGACACGGCTGTGCCGTTACCATTGCCCTGATTGTTGATAACACTTGAGAGATAATTGGCACTGCGTGTGTCGCGCATCACGAACTGTCTGCCATAGTACACGCCCTCTATCACAAGGTTTTTAGCCCCATCAATGGACGGCACATTGCCAACATCTGACCCAACCAATCGGGATGCGGCATGTTGTGTATCAGTAAAATTTCGGTTGATTTTATCAAACGCGCTGCGGTTGGTATCACCGCCTGCCCCCGTGGGAGCTGCGCCTAAATTGATCGTATTGATTGCCATTAATACACCTGCTCTACACTAAATCCAACTTTCCACACATTGCCGCCGACCTTTTGTCTTGACACCTCGCTAGATAGCCGCACCGCCAATGGCGGCTCATTGGGTACGGGTGTCAGTAAAAACGGCTCTAATCCGCGCGTGCTGTCCAAAAACGCCACAATCGCATCAATCACCGCCTTGTAGTCAGTCTTGCTGCACTGCCATGATTTGCGTCTGTTGTTGATGCCCACGCTAAACACCTGCTCATAGCCATCGCCAAACGACAGCTTATTGACTTTGTAGCTTGTCGTTTCGCTGCTATCAATATTGATATCCCAAACAAATTGCTTCATCGCGTCCGCCTCATGTGGTTGTCAATCATGCCGCCTTGCCGCAGTGATGACGCGACCACTTGCTGCGCAATCAACGCCATGCTATCACCCATTTGCTTGCCCATCGCGCTCATAGCCTCAACGCTCACATCGGCATTACCGCCACTGTCCACATTCACCGTCACATTCACACCGCCTGCTTCGCGGTATGTGCCATTGTTCATCGCCTCAAGCTTGTCGCGATATTTGGCGGTGCTGGCTGCATTGACCACATATTCCCGTCCATGCACCACGCCTGCCACTTGATTGGTGGGTAGGTTGCCTGTGTAACCACCCGTGGCAAAACCTTTAGGCGTTAGCGCAGCGATTGCACCAACAAGCGCATCGTTTTGCATGATAACCTTGCCAACCGCCACCGATTTTTGCAACCAGCTGCCAGGCGTTTGCGCCCATGCGCTTGATATGGCAACCTTGCTATTGAGCAGCGCTTTTTGTAGCGCATAGCCCTTTTCAATTGCAAACAGCACGCGATATGCCTTACTGCTGTCCGCACCAAACCCTTTTAGCAGATTGTTTAACACGCTAAATGTTTTTTGGTAGCCACCTGCTAAAATCGCTTCTTTGCTAGCAATATATTGGCGGTCAATATCTAGCATGTTTTCATAAGCCTGCTGTTGTGTGATAATCCTCTGTTGTAGCGCGTCATTGACCGCATTGACTTGCGCCATACGCAGCTCCTCTACCTGCTTGCGCCCGTCATCGCCAATGCCATATAGTGCACCCATGGTTGTGCCATAGTTATCGCCCACTGTTTTTTTGATGTCGTAAACTTTTTGCCAGTAATCGCGCTCTTTGGCAACCTTTTGCGCGGCCTTTACGGCTTGGCTGTCGTTGCTTGCGTCAATTAGGCGGCTCTCAAGAGCTAGCCGCTCTTGTAGCATATCAATCGACTTGTCATCAAATTCTTGCAAATCCAGTAGTTTTTGCTGCTGGCTTAGCTGATACATGCGCCGCTCATACTGCAATGCGCCTTCTAACGCATTACGCACTTGGCTGATTTGTTCATCACCAACATCCGTGCGCTCGTCGTTCTTGGCTTTAAGCTTACGATACTTTGCCTCAATTTTATCAAGGTCGGTCAGCTGATATTCGTTAATGTCGTCAAGTTCATCCTGAAATTGCGCTGCCGCCTCACGCAACGCTTTTTGCGCCTTTTGCTCAATCGCGTCCGCGCGTGCTTGGTGCACCTTTTCAGACAGCCTGTAATTTAACGCCAACTCGCGACGCTCAAGTTCAGCCTCAGCAACAATGTTTTCCACGCGCGTTTGATGTAGGCTTTGCGCGTCCTGCCGCTCTTTGTCATCAGCCAGCTGCTGCATGTCGATTTTGTACTGCGTTTGCGCCTCGATAGCCTTGCGCATACGCTCACGCAGTGCCGCGTTTTCGGGTCTAGCCAGTTGCTCATCCGTGTCAAGTTTGGCAAGCTCTTTTTTGCGCCAATCGTCAATCTCCGCATACGCGCTTTGGGCGTACGCCAGCATATCATCAAGCTGGCTTTGCAACTGATTGCCATAAGCCGCCAATTCGCGCTTTAACTGCGCCTCGCTCGCCTTGATATAACGCGCCTCCTCCGCCTGCGGTAAGTGCGCTTCTCGGATTTTATTAATGCGTTCGGTGTGTTCGCTGGTTAGGCGTATTTCCATCGTGCCGTATTGCTTGCGCAATTCTAGGCGTTTTTGCTCGATGTCCTCTTGGTATTTAAGCTGCTGGGCAAGCGCATCATCCTCCGCCTTGCTAAGCTCAAATATGCCTTTAACATCGGGGCTTGTATCAACATACTTGCCTTTGGGCGCAACAGGCATACGCACTGCCATCAGCGATGACTTGCTGCGTGTATTGCGTGTGACTTTATCGCCGTAGTTCCCTTCGATGGTTGCGACCGTGCCGTCACCGTTGTCACGCTCGATAATAAACACATGCCGCCCACTGCCGCCTTTACGCGCAACCGTGGCAATCGCACCTGCTGGGATAACGCCGTTTTTATTGATGCCTACCCCGTATTTTTCCCACTCGCGCGCCGATGCGGCTCGTCCGCCCTTTGGTATCTCAAAGCCTGCTTTTAACAGACTTGCACCAACAAATGACCCACACCATGCGTCAATGCGCTTGCTTAGATAGCCTATCGCGCGTTGATAGCCCATGATGGTGTTGGGATTGCTGTGTTCATTTATCCCGATATCCTTGGCAGCCGCCAAAACAATATCGGTGGTATTGAGCGTATCGCGCTCTTTTTGTTTTGCCGCTTTTTCTGCCGCCCGTTGCGCTTTAGCCGCCTCTTTGGCAGCATTGGCAGCATTAGCCGCTTCATACTTAGCCTTGCTGCCCTTAATCATTTCGCTTGTTAAATCAGCATCGGCATCGGTTTGCGCTCTGGTTGCCTTAACCGCGTCGTAACTGCTTTGCATATAGCTTTGCAAGCCGCTATCGCGCTGCAACTGTGCGTTGCTGCCGTAGATTGCGCCAAAATCCACCTGTGGGGTTGGGGTTGGTGTGGTGTTATTTATATAAGGGACTACTCTATCAAGATTGCCAAATGTGCTGATGTTTGGGCTTCTACCAAAAATCGTTATGCTATTCGCCTGCTGGATTAGAGCGTTGATTTTACCAACCGCCTTATTGATGGAATCCACCACAAAATTAACGACATCGGCAAATATGCGTCGCACGGAATTGCCCAACTTAATAAAAAAGTTGCCCGTATCAATCACAAACTTGGCAAATCTCTCGCCACAATATTGTGCAGTTGAGCGCACCAGTGCGGCAATTGCATCAAAAACCTTGGCTGCACCGACCAAAAAGCCTTGAAAGCCCGTCCCCGTATCGGCAAAAAATCCGCCAAAGGCTTGCGTTGATGTACTGGCGGATTGTCGGGAATTGCTAGCGATATCATGAAACACTTGATAGGCAATGCCGCCTAAATCCGCAAAATATCCTGCCAAATCGCTAACGATTGACCCGACCACGCTTAGCGTATCGCCCAAATCATCAAGCGTTGCATCAAGCCCACGTGTTGCCACGCTTGCGCCAATGATAACACTGGCAATCAAAAACAGCGGATTAGCCTTCATCACCGCGGTAAGCTTGGTGAAGGTGGTGGCGGTAAATAGCACCTTGTTGGCAAAGCCAAGCATCGCCACGCCTGCCCCTGCAATGGCAATTTTGGCTAAATCGTCAAAGTTCTTAGCCGCACCTTGTAGCATTTTGGCAATGGATTGGCTGATACCGCCAGTGCCATTCATGAAGTTATCCACAAATGTTTTGTAGCTGTTATTGACCAGTTGCCATGCTTGCGACATGGTGATAGGCAATGACTGCGCCATCTTTTCCATTTCGGGACGCGCTTTCATTAGGGCGTTGTAGATAATTTCAGACGTGATTTTGCCTTCACTGCTTAATTCTTTTAACGCCCCTTGAGTCACGCCCATCTCTTTAGCAATATGCTTTAATAAAATAGGCGCGTTTTCCGCGACAGACCTGTACTCATCGCCCTGCAATTTTCCTGCGCCCATCGCTTGCGACAGCTGATAGACGGCTGATTTTTGCTCAAGTATTGAACGCCCACCCGTCCGCATGGCAAGGCTTAGCGCGTCGGTGAAGTTAAGCACATCCAATTGCGACTTACCCAGCTGCGCCAACGCAAACGCATTGCGCTGATAGCTACCTGTAACCGCCTCAATATCGCTATAGTTTTTGTTGGCAATCGCCAGTAGGCGTTTTTGCACCTCCTCGCGCTGCGCTTCACCTTGGGTAACAAGGCGCACTTGGTTCTCAAGCCCTTGCATGGCATCCGCGGTTTTGGCAATGCTGAGTGCGTACATACCAACCGCCCCACCCGTCAAAACGCTTTGCAAGTTTGACACTGTGCTGCCAAATCCGCGCCCCACACGACCAAGCGAACCGATGAGATGGTTAAGATTGTTATTGAGCGCAACCACGCTTGCGCCCATTGCACTAATTTGTGCTTGTAGGCGTGCAAAGTCCACCTGCGCGCGCTGTGTGCTTGGTATCAACGCGTTTAGCGCGCTGTTGATGGTTAGCACATTTGTCCGCATGATAGCCAGTGCATTTGACAAGCCCGTTGTGGCAGTTTGCGCGTTGCGCGCCGCGGCTGCATAGTTATTTAACCGCGTGGTCAGCATCAAGACAGCAGGCGCAAGTGACCTAAAATTGTTGGTTAGCGCGGCAATGGCTTGTGGGTTTAATGCGGCAGATAAGGCGCGGCTGCTATTGGCGATTTGCGTCAATACGCCTTGCACCTGCCGTGCATTGCCCGTAAAGCCTGCCAATACATTGCTTGATTGCGCGCCAAGCGCGGTTAAACGCTGCAATGACGTGCCTAGCGTGTTGATACCTGCCGTGGCTTGTGCTGCGCTCACGCCAACGCCTTGTAGGCTCGTTTTTAGCAGGTTGCCCGACCTAGCCGCCCCGTCGAATTCGTTTTTTAGCTTTGATGAAGCAGCTGCAATGCCAGCAAGTGGATCATTACCGCCCAGTTTTCGCATCGCGTTGGCAACGCTATTGCCCTGCGCCTCAAGACGCTCTAACGCTTGACCCAAAGACTTTATACTTTGTTCAGCGTTTCGCGTATCAATAACAATGCTTAAACCGCCTGCCATATTACTTTCCTTTGGCTAATAAAAAACCCGCTTTTAAGCGGGCTTTTTGGATTTATCTGTTTGAAAAGCTAATCTCAATCTGTTTTTTTGTGGTTATCAAACACCTAGCGGTTTGCGGTATTTCGATACCCAGCGCGTTTTTAGCCGTAAAAGGCATAACAACCTCAATATTTCCACTGGGTGTTTTTCGGGCAGTTGTGCTTAGTATTTCATCGTCAAATGAACTGGGGAATTGCAAATGATTTTTTACGCTTTCTCGGCAGGCTTGAATATACATATGAGGCTTACCCTCCAGCTGTTCACTTTCTGGCTTTAATGGTTGGTCTTGTACCAACTCATTTTGACTAACATAGAACCTTTCACCGTTTTTACAATCCACAAAAAATACCGCTTCTTTTTTGACGCGACTGCGATTGTCTGACAACTCCACAACCTCTGGCGTGTCGCACTTGGGATTGCTGGCAACCTTGGCCACCACTTTTGGCATCATAGCATTGATTTTCTTAACCCATTCACCACCCCAATTTGCATACAACTTGGGCATATTTTTTTGGCTGTAGGGCACAACAATACCGCCATAGTCCTTGATAGGATTTGATTGCGCTTTTGTTTGGGTTGCAACACTTGCCGTGGTTGGCTCTGGCGTGGTTACAGGTGTTACAACTTTCGGTGCTTCTACCGTGGTTTGCGTCGGATTTTCTGAAGTATCGGGGATAATCATCATCCCAATCACAACAAACAACACCACACCGCCACACCATGCGGCCAACGTATTTTTAACAAACCTTTTTCTATCATTGTGCTTGCTGTATTTTGCTGGGTTTATCAAACCCCTTATCAAAACATACGGCGCATAAACCAGCAACGCAAACAATGACAGCAGAATAAACAATCCAGCCAAAAAACTACCCATCTTTATTCCCTACAGAGGCATTGAAAAATCAATCATAGTCAAAAAGAAGGGCGTTAGCAATATTTGCGCGTTTTTCGTGGCTATTCTGCGCTTGTGGTCTCTTTGTTCGTTTCACTCAAATACACATCATCCAGCGCAAAAACACACGCATCCAACACACTGCGCTCAAGCAATACTGGGTGGGCATTGATGGTGTTGGTGATATCCAGCACACTAAGCGGCAATGGTATGACGCTCATGCCGCTAAGATAGCTGCGCCCACGGCAGGCAAGATAAAACGTGCTGATAATGCTGTAAGTCTGATAGTCGTTCACAGGCTCGTCGGGTATATCAAAACCCAGATACGCCCGAACCTCGCGCTCAAATTTGCTTAAGCCTGCGTACTCTTTTTCCCATTGCCAACGTTCGATGACTTTTTTTTGGTGTATGCCAAATCATCGGCTAGCGATTTTGCCAAATCGCTGGTGCAATCCATGCACCACTGCACAATCTCGCTTGCGCTGTCCACCTGATTAAGCAGTAGCAGCAGGTTTTTACCCGTCACGGGCAACTCATCCCCGTTTTCATCCACCACATTCCAGTCGGCAATGAGATGTTCACCGATGGCAACAACCAACGCCTCATCAAAGCTTAGCGTATCATCGTTGAACGCCTGCTTGGATATGCTCTCAATTGTCAAAGATTGGCTGGTTTCTGCATTCATCTTGGCGGTAATCAAACTATACGCGCGCTGAAATGATGGGGTTAAAAACGATTTAAAACTAACCGTCAAACCGCTGTCGTGCGTGAATTCTTTGCTAGCGGTTTTGTTTGGATTAACGATATCTTTATGCTTAAGTACAAACGTCATATCTCACTCCTTATGCTACCACAGCGCGTGTCAAGGTGGGTGCTTGCTCAACCACGGTGTATCGAAGCTGCGCGCTTAGTAAGTCATTTGCGCCACCGTTTGGAATATCGCCCGATAACTGCGCCTTAGGAATGCCCAGTGTGTAGCGCGCCCCATCGGGGAACTTGATGGTTGCTTGAATTGCCACCGTCGCGCCCGTTAATTGCTTGTCTAGGATAGATTGCGCTTTTTGACCATACGCCAGTGTTAGGCTGCCTGACATATTTGCTTGTTTTTCAAGGTTTTTTGCACCATACAAGCCGCTGCCGATACAGTTTTGCCGCTCCATGCCGTTGTCTAGCTCAAAATTAAAGTCGGTAACACAAGCAATGCCTCGGAGGTTTTCATTATCAATCGTGATACTCTCCACACTGATTGACGACGCTTTTGGTGCTGTTGCTACGCTGGCAGGGGTTACCGCGTAAGCCTCGGTGGCGGTTTTATAGTCTTGCCCCACAAAACCAAAGGTCATGCTAATAAAACCGCTGGTTGGGATGGTGAGCACCCAGCGATTAACCGCCATGCCTGCCCAGTAGTGATACTGAGTTACATCGCCAAACATCTCCTCAATGGCAAACAGCTGTTGCGTACTGCCACCAAAGAGCAGCGAATTGTTATTCCACGTGTTAAACGCGGCTGCGGCAATTAAGTCATCATAGATTGATTTGATAAACTCAACCTCAACATCGCCTTCAGCGGTTGCACTTGTGACCATGCCTGCGGTTTTAATACGACTGTTTACAATCGTTTCACTGTCAGTCAATTCAACCGTGTTGTTTAAGCTATTGGATTTAAACGGCAGGATTTTCCAGCCAGTTTTTGGGATTTGGGTAATATCGGCTTGCGGTGCGTATGACAAAACAACGCGATTACCACGACTCATAAAAGCCTCCTTACAGGCACAAAAAAAGCCGCTGATAAGCGGCTATGGATTAAGTAAAATTTAGGCTTCATCGTACTCAAAAGGCACATAAACACGCACGGCATACACCACCGTTTTTGTCACCGTCATGCCTATGCGCTCACCATCGACTTCTGTTTGCCCATCAAAAAACGTCTTAGCCGCACCGCACCAAAGATTTTCGACTTGATAGTAGCTAAACCACTGCTCTAGTGCGTCTGCCAGCCTGCTGATGTTTGCTGTACCCACATCAAGACGCTCAAACAATTCAATCACGATTGAGCCGTTGCGTCTGCTGCATGGCTCACTGCCCATACCAGCCACATAGCGCAAAATCGGCTCAACACGAAACCTAGCCCACATGCCCTGCTTGGGCGGTGTGGCATCTTTTAGGTTTGGATAAAACTTCGCACTATCAGGCAAGCCTTTAAAATCTGCAAAGCGTTTGCTTGCTAGTTGTCTGATTGTTTCTAGGCTCATTAGCTGATTACTCTTGGTCTGCCGTACATGCTTGATACTGCTACAAATACTGGGTAAAACACACCGTTGGGTGATTGCGCTGAATAACCAGCCTCTAAGTACACGCCATACTTCACATGGTTGGTAATGTAAACATTGTGCAGCTTATCGTTAGGCATGGCTCGTATGGCTTGCATACATTGCGATATTGAGCCGCTACGCCCTAAAAATTTGTTTTCATCGACTGATTCATTGGGCGCATCCATACTGACGTTTGTGTTGCTCAGAAAACGGCTCGTATCTTCGGGACTCTTATAAACTAGGTTTGTTGCCATGTCAGTGGCGATATCTTTTACCAGTTTAACCGCTTCTTCTTCGACTTTTTTACTAATATAAGACAAATCCCACACCACGCTACACGCCCCTTAGCTGTATTGTATAAACCGTGGTTGTCGGGTCTGTGCTCACATTTAGCACCCTAAGTGACCGCTCACCCAGCTTGTTTACGTCAATCATATCATCAACCCTCGGGATTTCGCTTACCTCTGCAACAAGGCAGGTCAGCTTGGTGTCGGTGATATCAATGCCGTTATTTAGCAATTCGCCATCGCTAAACGCACCGAACACCCCACGCCCTGTATAGACGATGTCGCCCGTCGTGCCCTCTGCGTTCTCGTACTGATCGGTGATTGGATTATAAACCCCATCACTGCCACCAAAACCCTTGCGACTGCCTGTAAACGGCAACGCCGCATCTTTAAGCGATTTGTTAAAGGCTTGGCTAAAAGCTTTGGTTGCGATTGCGTTTATCATGGTTTTCTCTAGGCAATAAAAAACCCTAACTAAAAGCTAGGGTCTTTGTTTGTTTGTGGTTTGGCTAATTATTAAAAAGGTGACGCATATCTATTTCTAGGTAAAACTTGCTTAAACATTTTTTTATATCATCAAATGAAGCCTTGCCAATTAAGTCCATATTTTTTAGGTTGTACTCGCCAATGCTTACCAAATCTTTTACGGTTAGTATTCCGCTTGCTTTTAATGGATTTTTTGTGGTTGTTTTCAAACCCAAAACTTCAATGGGTTGTTCTAGCAGAAGAAATGTTTTTGCTTTTTCATACCGTTTAATAATGGCTTTTAAGGCAACTATTTCATCATCTTTTAAAACGCAAATAGAGTTATCTACATGGGTTAATTCAAGAAAAGCATTGTTTTCAGTGCTAATCAACTCTATAGCGTAACCATGCTTAAAAATAACTTCGTCTTTATCGTTAATCATATCATTACTCGCTTTTGTAATCGCTTATTGATAGGTGTTAGCAACATGATAAGCGTTTCATGCTTTCGGGAGCTACCCTAGCTAACCTTCTAATTATACTACAAAAATCCCCACACCCGTACTTTTCCGACCAATTAAAGCTAACAATAATTTGCCGTATTTGGTGCTATTAAGCCAGTCACTCACGCTATCGCTGCCGCCTTGTGCAAAGAACTCAACTTCCACTGTATCGGCTTTAGTTCGCTTTACCTGTGGCTCTGTTGTGTCTGTATCGGTTTTATCTGTGGTCAATAGGTGAGCCGTCATATAAGCCCGTGCTAGGCTCATTTGTGACGGCTTGATTTGATATGACTGCAACAGAACATCGGCATCATTTAACGCCACCGTGATTGCCACGTCATCGCTAAATTGTGGATATCTCGCCTTAAATAACGCCAAGTCCATATTTACGCCTTATCGGTTGGTTCGGTTTTGCTTGTTCGGGTGGCTAATTTTTCAATTAGCCCAGCCTCAAGCCATGCGGCTACGACGTGGTGTTTTTCATCAAGGCTCTTAACCTCGACCGTCTCACCCTTGCCGACAACCTCACCTGTTGGCAAGGTTAGTGGCGATTGCGACAGATTGACGATCTTCATGCCTACACCCCGTCCATATATCGAACCGCTGTAGGGTCTTTGACGGTAACCCCTGCCGTGCGGAACATACTGCCCACCGCAAAGTTCATTAGACCCGTGCGATGTACTGGCAAGAACATCTGCGGCATTGGGATGTGTAGTTTAATTACCGATGGGTCACGGATATACGCCACCGCGCGTGTCAAGCCGCCATTGCCTGCTTTGCTTAATTGCCCGATTGCTCGAATATCCAAATCACGCCCTGTTGTGGCTTTATACACGTTGTTTTCTTTGATATAGTTTAGCAAAGTAATACCGCTGCCGTTTTCTAGCGTGCGGCTGGTCAATACCTCCCATGCATCAATCGGCAACAACAGCGTATCAGCCAACATCACAAACTCACCGTCAGATGATTTTGTCACCAAGATTTGATTCACCATGGTTAGCAGCTCTGCCTGTGTCGCAGTCGCCCATGTTTTGCTTGCGCCAATCACGCTAACCGCGCTTGCGGTTGTCAAGCCTTCTAGGTTTTTGGTTTTATCACCCACAAACGCGACTTTTTGCATAAAGCGTTCATACGCCTTGCGCGCAACCACGGCTTTTTCGGCGTTTAAATTGCGACCGTACGCCATGGCTTGCTGAACCTCGGCATAGCCATAGGTGTAGCCTACGCCTGCTTCATAGACGGGCTTTTCAGACGTTAAGAATTTTAGCTCAACTGTCTGCATATCGTCGGCATTGGCATTAATCCAGCCTGCTTCACCGATTTCCTCGCTAGACAGACTGGTAATGGTTTGCGTCCACGCTGGCGCAGACATATCAACAGGCACCAGCTCTTTGTAAATGATTTCGGGAAATTGCGTCTCGTACGCGGCACGCTCAACATACGTCTTTTGATTTTGCACAAAGTTAAGCATACTGTTTAACTGTGCGTCGTTGAATTGTTGCATATAGTACCCCTTATTTTAGTTCCACTTGAGCCAAGCCGCCTGCTGCTGCACTGGTTTCAAAGCGTGCGTTCGCGTACTTAGCACCCGACTTATTGAATTTACCCGTGGCTAAATCCACCGCCACATCGTCGCCTGCATTAACATCTTCGGTCACCTCTACCCAAATCACACCTTTTTTGAGAATTCGGGCGGACTCGTATTGCAAAAACTTAGCGTCATTGCGGCTTGATAAGTCTAGCGCGGTAATACCAACAAACTTAGTATCACCTGCATTTACCGCGCGAATGCCCTTGTCATCAACGCCTTGCGCCACTGCCAAGCCAAACGCAATACCTGCGGCATCCTCGACTGTGCGGCTTTTGATATCGCGGTTTTCAGTGGTTGCGATTGAACCTGCAACACCCACATCGGGTTGAGATTTATAAACCATTACTTACGCTCCCATGCTTTGGTTAAACTGTCTGTATAGGCTTGATAGCCATTATCGGCAACTGTCGAACCTGTCATGCCACCGCGCATTGCATCGGCAAACGGGTCAGCTTTTTGGATGTTTTCGGCTTCAATATCAAAACGTGCATCAATGTAGGCTTGCGGCTTGTCTTTGACATCCACGCCCTTAGCAATCAATGCAGCCGCTTTAATTTCTGCGTCTGATTTGCCTGTGTAGTCCGCATCATGGATTGCCTTGGCGGTAGCAATCAATTCGCTACGCGCAGCCACTTTTGCGTCAATCTCGGCATCAGTAAGCTGTTTTGCCTTCAATGCGTCAATCTCAGCATCTTTAGCTGCTAGCTGGGCATCTTTGTCAGCTATTTTGCTGTCGTATAGTGCCTGTGCGTCCAGCAACAACTTTTCAGCTGCTGCCTTGTCTTGCTGTAGCTTTTCGATAGCCACCGCGCCGTTGTCGGTTGTTTCAATTGGTAAACCGTCCACCATTACAGTACGTGTTGCCACTGGTTTTTCTCCTGTGTTGTTTTTCGGGGACGTATCACCCCATAATGCGTCACCGAAGCGACACGTTGCCCCCGCTCTGCCTTTATCGACAATAGCAAGGTGGTTAATTCGGATATTCTTTTGCCTAGCTTGGTAGGCTTGACCGTCAGGCGTCACACCATCCACCCATTCAAGCTCTGCGGTATAGCCCATTGATATTTCGCGCTTACCGTTTTGTACTGCCTTGATGGTCTCAGCGTCCATCAGCGTTACAGGTACTTTGATATGCTCACCATCACGCAGTACGCCTTCACCGATTGAGCCCACCGCAAACTGTTTCCAGTTATTCGCCTTGACTTCAACGGGTGGATGGTCGTTGGTGACAGGCTTGCCCACAAATGACGCTAGGCTATCGAGTGCAAACACTTCTGATTCATCGCGATAGACATTAATTAAGCCGCTGCCACCGCCCACTTCGCTGCTGTGGTAAGTTTGCACACCAACCTTTGCGCACGCCACATTGCCCACCAAATAGCCATCAGCGGTCAGCCGTGTGTTAGCTAAGGTCGTGTTGTCTGTAAATTGCATAAAATTTACCCATTAAAAAAGCCCTAACATTTCTGCTAAGGCTTTTTGTGTTTGTTCGTTTTAAATGACGGCTTTTGCCCGACATCTGCACCGTATTGGCTGCCCAGGTGGGAGTCCATGCTCTGCGCCTGTGGGCTTGCCCCACTCATAAATCTTGCCGTTTAGCTGTCTGTGTAGCGGTCTTACCCTATCATCTTGCTTTGATACCCATTTATACCGCTTTATCCCTGCCTGCTCTTGTCGGTAGCGGTTTAAATCGGCTATTAGCTTAATCGTCTGGTCTTGTGCGATTAAATCAGCCCTTGCCGCCTGCGTGCCTAGTATCTGCTCAATAGCCGCCTTTAGCTGACTGACGCTGTGTTTGTTGATGTTTGCATTAATCACCGCCTGCACGATTTTTTGCCGTGTATCGTCAGCAAGGTTGCTGATTAGCGACACATTGCGTTCGATGATAGCGGTTTTGATATCGCCAGCACTGGCAATAATAGGTTTCACATCCGCGCCTGTTGCTGTCTTGACGCTTTGAGCAAACTTGTCTGTATGCCAATCCGTTTCATCATGCACAAAACCAGTTACCCAGCTAACCGCACTATCCACCGCCCGTTTAACTTTAGCCACAAAACCGCCTAGCAAGTCTGTGATGCCGTCAGCAATGTACAATCGGTAAACAGGCAACACATCATCTATAACCGCTTGCTTGATAGCCACCATAAGTTTGCGCATGGCTTTTTGATACGCCCGTTCACTTGATAGGCGTTCAGCGATAAAGGGTAGTTCGGTGTCGCTAGCCCCTGTGAGTTTTGATAGGTCGTAGTTCATGTTTCGCCCATAAAAAAACCTAGCACGATGGCTAGGTTTTGTGGTGGTTTAGTTCAAATATCAAAATTCATCACCCAAGATTTCATCTAATTTATCATAGATATTGTTTAACGAACTTCTTTGCTCTGGTGTCAAGCGGTTGTTATTTTTATCTTGTGCCAGTATCGCCTGCATCGCAAAAATTTGTGTTTCGTTTAATTTTTCAAGTGGTGTTGAGTTTTTATCGAAATGCGTTGCAATTTCACTTTCCATTCTTTTAATCAATAAAGGTACAATTTCACAGATATTGTAGTTAAAAGCAAGCATACGATAAAAAAATACTTGCTTTGAAAGTAAATCAATTTCGCCATTTTTTTGGCGTCTTAAATTGCGAATTTGTGATTCGTAATCGTCTGTTAATGATTCGATTCTGCTGGTTAAGGCATCAATAATAATTTCAGGGTCTTTCATATTTTACTCCGCTATAAGTAATCGCTAGTTGTGGGTGTTGGCAATACGCTAGCGTGTCGTATGTTTCAATTTTGGGAGCTACCCATCATCTAGCCAACGCCTTTATTATACCGTGTTTGCGGTAGGCAATCCATCATCATTGCTCGGATTGTCTAAACCCAAATCACTGCCCAATTCGCTGTTGGATTTGTCGATAATATCGCCCAAGTTTGAAAGTACATCATCATTGACAAGCTTTGTTGTCATCGCCTCGCGCATTTCCTGCGGCTCAAACAATCCAGTATTAACCAGTGTTTCAGCCATCGACGCAAGATTTTTACCTGTTTCGCTAATCTCCTTAGCGTTCGGCTGTTCAAGTGGCTGCCATAAATAGCTGATATTGTCGGGCTTATGACCCAGTGCCGAGCGCACCAAACACTCATCGAGTATTTGCAACGCTGGTTGTATCTCAAGCATTTGCATGGCTCGGATATCGTCATAATAGTTTGTCAGCAAATCCTTGCCGTCTGATAAACCCTTGTTCGCCTGCCCCAAAAATTTGTTGGCAGGTATGCCCTGTGACGCACCAACATAGACAATAAAACGCTCCAAGATATCCGACAATCCGCCAAAACTTGCGCTATTGCGAATAAATTCCTCCGCGCTGTCCATGACCAAATCGCCATTAATGCCCTTTTGCACACTAGCCAGCGACAACCGTTTGTGGATTTTGCCTTCTTGCTCGGGGTCACCGAGTTTGTCAAACAAATCGGGGATTTTAAAAACGTTAATGTTCGCCTCAAAAATTAGGCTTGCGATATTGTAGCCCGTGCTGTCCGCGTTGCGCACCCAATTGTATGCCGCTTGTAGTACACTATCGCCCCAACCGCGTGACGCGCCACTGTATGCCCACTCATCAAGCCGCGGCTCACCAAAAAACAGCACAAAACGGCTTGGATGGATTTTAACAATGTTGCCGTTACTGACAACCTCATAGTATTTCGGTTTGCCAAAATGTGGGCTCAATACATTGTCGTCTAAATCACCTGCCACCAGCGCGGTGCGCGGAAACACGATAAGATAACTTAGCCCATCTTTTTTGACGCGGCTAGGGTCAAGCGGCTGTAGTAAATCTTGGTCTTTAGTTCCAATATACAACCCTGCACCGCCTAAGGCACGGCTTGCTATAATCGTTTGCATTAGCTTTTGCTTAATGCTTAACTTGTCCTCTAACTGCTCAAGCGCGTTTAAGCTGTCGTTGTCTGTTTGCCATACACGCCAGCTTTTGATAGCATCCATCGCTGGCACGTCCACCAACCGTTTTGCCACCCAGCTGTTGCGGTAGGCATTGGTTAATTGCTCGTCTGTCAATTCAACATAGCTGTAAGTTGTGCTTGCAAGCTTGTCGCGCTGTACGTTGCCCATGCCACTCACAAGCGATGTCAGGCTGTCAGTGGTATAAATCATGGTTTTATCTCTAAACATTATCGTAGCTAAAAATACTATCAATTAACTGGCTATAAGCGCGGCTTAGTCCGTCTATGCGGTCATCGTGTGCGCCATTGGGAAACATACGCATCTCATCTAAAAACGCATCATTCCACGCACCACGCACCATCACCACATTGCCTACATTGACCTGTGAGGCTATCGGCTCGGCTCTTGTCACCTTGTCGCCTGTCTCTGTGCTAGTGTGTACCTTGTAGCCTTGCAGCAGTTTAACCAAGTATTGTACTTGGGTTTTACCTGCTTGCCCTGGGTCTTGCGGTATGCTGATTAACACGCCTTTGCCGTCTTGACTTGCTGTGTTTTTCATCATGCGGTCACGGTCATCGCTACTAACATCGCCATGCACGATATCAGAAATCACTAAACGCCCATCGGTTAGCTTGCCAAGTTTAACCCCTGCCGTTGGGTCACCGCCAACCGTTGCGCCTAAGTCCCAGCCACGCACCCACTTGATATTGCCCTGTGGCACTGCGTCTATAATCTCAATGTTTGACGGCTTAAATACGCCACCATCTAAAGGCGCAGGCTCTTGCATATACTGCCCTGCAAACATATATGGGCTTGCTATCTGCATTTGGTGCAGCTTTTCAATGCTGTGTTTTTGCACCCATAATGCAGTGCCGTCTGCTTGGATAGCGGGTAGCTTTAAATGCTCCCAGTCATCATCGTCATTACCTGCGAGTAGATAACCGCTTAAATCGCTCTCATGCAATCGCTGCATGATGACAATAATCGGGGTTTTGCTTGGGTCATTGCGCCTTGACTTGATTGTCTCAGTAAACCAGTTGATAACATTGGCTCGCATCGTTTCTGAGCGTGCTTCATCTGCCTTGTGTGGGTCATCAACGATAATCGCACCACCAAACCCATCGCGCAGCTTGCCCGCGCCAAAACCTGTTATCGTACCACCTGCACCAGTGGCATACATCACACCGCCTTGCGTAGTTTTCCAGTGGTCTTTAGCCTTGCTGTCATCTTTGAGCCGCGTATTAAATATCGCTTGATATTCTTCGCTTTGCAAAAGGTCGCGGATTTGGCTTGAGTTATTACTTGCCAATGTCGATGAGTAGCTAGAGTGGATAAACTCACAATCGGGGTGATTGCCTAATGCCCATGCGATAAAGTTGACTACAGCAAGCTCGGTTTTGGAGTATCGCGGCGGTAAATTGATGATTAAGTTTCTAATCTTACCGTTATATACCTGCATAAGTTTGTCGCAAATGATTTTATGGTGCGGCGACTGCTGCCATATGTAGCCTTTGCGAGTTAAGAACATATAGCGGCTGAAAAAGTACAGGTCTTTGCGTGCTAGGATGCGTGCTACTTGCTTCTCTTTGTCAGTCAGTCGCATATCACACCTTTGCTAGCACCTCAGTCGCTATCTGTCTAAATTCATCTTTGTCTTTAATTGTCGAGACGCTATTGTTAACTTGGATTGCCGTGTCGGGCTGTTTGCCCAAGACCGTCTCTTTGTTTCGCGCTGTGATTTGGCTATGCTGATTAATCTCTGACAATTCAGCAGCCATATCTAACATCTCATTGGCTTTTTGTTGATTGCGTAATGCCGAATCAATAAACAGGTTTTCTCTTGCCAGTCTAAGACTTACCTCCTGTTCAATGCTTTTTTGAACAATTGGCTCTAATTGTTCAATTTGTTGTTCAGTTTTTTGCAATTCTTTGATAACACTTACTTTTTTTTGGATTAAGTGTTCATTTTTGCCTTGTTGCCAATTTTCATCTTTAGCACGTTTTGAGATACTGCCCTTTGACATTCCGTACTTCGACACAAGTTCAGAATATGACAATCCATGTACTTCATAATCTTGTCTAGCAAGCTCCCATTGCTTTGGCGTAAGTTTCGCCATGCTTACGCTCCTTTAAAATAAAACCGCTCTCTCGAGCGTAAAACCTGCGTACAGTCTGCCGATAGTCTGTGTGTGTACTGCGTTGCACGGTTTTAAATAAAAAAGCCCGTCAATCAGCCAAATCGGCACGGGCATAAAATTTAGGCAATAAAAAAGGCGGTGAGCATTCGCCCATCGCCTATGCATACTTATCCAGTTTGGTTAATTTATACCATGTACTGTTTAACACGTCAACCATTTTCTATCGTACCGTGCACAAATCCCTCTGCTCGTGCTAGCAACGCCTGTGCCGCATACACACTCACCCGCTTGTTACTATCCGCGCCATACTCAAGCGGCGTTAAATACGCACGCGCAATACGACGCAACGACCAACCGCAAATGTAATGATAGCACAACACGCGGTGCAGCACCAAGCTATGCCGCGCAAGTTTCGCTACTGCCGCGTCTATCGTCATTGCCTCATCGTCGCTGATTGCTGGCGCAGGCGTGCGGCTGATTTGCACATTATTGCGCATCAGCAACAGCCACGGGGATTGATAGCCGAGCCTGTCGCTGTCTTGACGCACCCACCTGCCCCATTCGTACAAATCAACGAAACCAACGGTCTGTTTTGACATGCTTTGCCCCATCGCTAGCAATAGTCACCAGTTTTAAAAAATCGGGCCACAGCATTGTTACGGGTGGTTCATCAGCAAATTGCACTTTGATAAGCCCATTACCCAACATGTCAAATTTAACTTCCGCCCCATCTGATTTACGCACATACATCATGCACACCCTCGATTATTTGCTTACCATACCATGTCGCCTTTTCAATAGACTCATCACCGCCTTTGAGCCGTTCGCGCCAAACGTATTTGATGATGTTGCCCTTGCAAAAGCCGCGAAACTCTTCTTCAGTTAATGCCGCACGTATCGCGTCGATACATTCAATCGCGCCTGCCGTGTAATGCGCTGGATTATTGACGTTGTCATGTTCGCCCAATCCCTCAAAATCACTCATTTTTTCTTTCCCCCTTTGCTCTGTCGTTTGCGTTGTCGCTTGCGCGCGATTTTAATTTGCCGTTTGGCGTAGTCGTCCGCCTCGATTTCAACGACCGCCGCCAGCGATAATTTGCGCGCGTCGAATTTGGCGTAGTTAGTCATATTTAAGCTCAAACAAATCCACCACCACCTGCCCACCTTTAACGATACTACCACGCGATATCAGCAGCTCATCAAACTGACTGTCATCCACAAAAAAACCTGCGGCTTGCAAACTATCTAGCACCAGTTTCATCTTGTTATCTAAATCAAACCTTGCGCGCGTTGCTGGGCAAATCGTAAATACCCCTGCCAATCGCGTTGTAACGGGCTGTGACGGGGCGTAAGGCTTAATAGCTAGATAACTAGCCTGTTTATATGCACGCGCCTTGTCGCTCAATCTAATGCCATTTCTGCCACGTACCAAGTAGTTATTCACCGATGGTGGCAAAGGCAACAGCAAGTTTGTCAAAAGAGGTATTTTTGAGTATTTTTGTAGATTTGCCATAAAAATCATTAAATCCCATTTTTTTTACATTTTGCCGACAGCGTTGTCGGCGTTTATAACCCTTGCTGTATATAGGTTTTATATAAAAAAAGTATTTTCGCCGACATACCCCACACCCCCACGAAACAAGGGTGTATACCCCCTGTCGGCGTTATTGCATTTTTGGGCGCAAACCCTTGTGGCGTATAGCTTATAAACGCCGACACGCGTGTCGGCACAATTAACCGAAACCTTGATTTTACAAGGGTTATAATCGCCGACGCATTTGTCGGCATTTTTGCCAAAATTGCCAAAAAGGTTATTATTCATCGTCTAAAAACTCTTCAGCAATCCACGCCACGCGCTTACGCCCACGTCCATTTTGTGAGCTAATGCTCACTTGTTGGGCGAGGTTTTCACGTTTCAAGGCTTCCAACACTTGGTCGCGCTGGACAGGCGTACTGGCAGCAAAGCGGCGACAATACTTGCTCAAATCACGCTCAGTAATGCCTGGCGCGCCTGCCCGTCGTATGTAATCAATGGTTGTCAAATACAGTCGATGAAACTCACTATCAGCCACTTTGGTTGCCACAGCCTCCATAAAGCATTTGCCGTAGTAGGTCACATACTGCAATGCCCAGCCTGCCAGTTCAACCGTAATAACGGGCGCGTCAGGATTGGCGCACACTGCCAGTGCTGTAGCCAAGCGCATGGCGTTTTCATTCCATCGTCGCGTCATGTCAGGCAACACAAAAGCCCCTGCCGCCTCTTGCTCGCGCAAGGTGTCGTAAAAATCGTCAAACATCGTCAGCGCGTCATCATCAAATACCACATCAATGCACGCAGGCGGCATACTGTGGTCGGTATCAATGCCTGCCAAGGCGGTGCGGCTATGCGCTTTCGGATGGCGGATAGCATCCGCCCAAGCCAGCAAATGATCAGGCAATGGTTCGCGGCGGCTACGCTGTTTTGGTGCTTGCGGTTCGCTAATTTCAACGACGACAAGGCGGTTTAGGAAACCATCCTCAATTTCAACGGTCGATAGATTTTCATACACTTGCGCTGGCGTAGCTAGCCCCAAAATCGTTACCGCAGGGCTATGTACCAATTGCTCTTGCTTGCTGACACGCTCAGATTTGCGCCGCCCCATGTTTGAGTAGTTTTTGGGCATCATCAAACTTGTAGTCGCCGAATATGCCTCGACCAACGTGCTAAACGCTTCTGCCATCTGCCCATTTTGTTGTTTGCGCGCGGTCTGTAAATGTTTGCCGATTTCATCCATGATTTGAATATGGCAGGGGCTTTCAATCATGGCTGAAAACACCGCACCGCTTGAGGTGTTGCCACTGCCTGACAACAACGCTTGGTTATCCGTCTGCACCAAAAACGCTTGAATGGCAGTCTTGGCATAGTTCTTGCCCACGCCCGTATCGCCAAGCGTTAATAAATATAAGCTTGAGGTGTTGGCTTCCGTTGATTGATAAATCCGCCCACACAGCACGCTAATGATAGCAACCACTGTTTGTATCGTGATTTGCCGTTGCGGTTCGCGGCTATAGCCTTCTACCCATGCTGCCAAATCGTTTAAAATCGGCACAGGCAATGATAACAGTTCACGCGGCACGGATTGTGTGTTATACTTTTTGCTAAGTTTTTCGCTCAGATTAACTTCATCGAACGCCTCAGCGACCGCCATCGTTGGGGCGTTTTTGCGAGCATTTATCCAGCCTGCGTCTTGAGCAAGTTTAAACAACGTTGGCAAGTCAATACTGCCAAGCCCTTTGCCCTTAAACGATTGCCACACGCGGTATTGGTCTTGTGGGTCAAATTTCGCACTGGTTGCTGACCAATCGCGCCACAGTCCGAATGCACGGCTATCGCCCGTGGCTTGCAATGCCATACCGACGCTTAGCCATGTATCGCGCTCATCGCTATCAATAAAGCCTAGTGCCTCGAGTACGTCGCTATACTGCTCATCGGTCATGCCGTGGTGCAGGCTGCCCGTCTCTTGGTTGGCATAAGCTGCATTAGGGTTGTGTGAGCGTATCCAATCGGGCAATGGACTAGGCACAGCCCCATCTAATGGGTCACAGCTCATCTCCCACGTATACACATTGCCTGACACATGGTTTGACGGGGCGGCAATGATATAGCCATTGTGTTTCATATCCACACCGCGCCCAAGTTTACCTGGCAGTTTCTCTGCCCCATCAGGCGCAAAAAATACGCGATGTTCTCCGCCACCGCCTGTCAGCTGTAGCACGTTGCTATCAATATTGCCATGCAGCTGCTCAAGCTCTTCAATCGTAAAATCCCCACCATTGCGCGGATCGATATCTACCGCACACAGCCCACTACCTGCCAGATAAATCGCAATATTGGCGTTCGGCTGTTTTGTCCACCAGTCAGTAATGATGGCGGCATCTGTAGTAGCAGATAGCTGCCCTTTGGGCGCTAACGACGCAATCGGGTGTTTGCCGATATTTTTGCAATGCAGGCTACCACAAGCGCAGCTGTGGTCTTCATTGACCCACCAACAGGGGAACACCAACCAATCAAGCTTGGCATACGCCAAGGCATACTCAAGCTTACTTTGCATTAGCCGTCTCCATGACAACCAATGTGCCGTAGATGGGCATGGTGTCTGCATTCTTTTTAAACATCGATACCAGTTTATTTATTAGTTTCATCAATACCCCAAATCATCACGCTCGGTTAGTTCATCGTGAAATAAATCGTCCACGGTTTCTGCTCGTCCCATCCAGCCTTTTGCTAGGGTGAACAACGCCTCAACCCGTCCACGCTCAAAACTTTGATAGCTCTTAGGGACAAGCTTTAGCCCCAAGTGGTCAATCAGCAGGCAGAACGTTTCAAGCGAATTCATGCCGTTTTTGCGCACTTCATTTTTCATGCGGCTAAACGTGGCCGCGTCCATGCCTAGTTTGTTAGCGATATCTGCTTCGCAAGACAACTCAATGACCTGCAATAGCCGCTGGTGTTGCTTGCGTGCGGTTGCATGCTCTTTGTCAGATAATTTAATCATGATTCTAGGCGGTTTCGAGTTGAGTTTGAGGTTTAAACATTTCTTTGATTTCATCAGTTGGGACACCTGAAATTTCAGAAAGTTTTTCAGCGTAATTAGATTCGCCAGTGTATTCAGTGCGCGGCAAAGCATTTTTGTTTGACCACTTATAAACTCCACGCGCAGTAAGATTTAAAGCCTTGGCTACTTTTGATACGCCGCCATTTGCTTTCAAAAACTCATGCAATGTTTGTGTTTTCATGAACTGTTAATTCCTTAAATAAGAACATACGGTTCATATTAACAGGAAGTGATTTTTCTTTCAAGAACTTTGATAATGAACAATAGGTTCATAAGGTGATAAAAATGACAGCTGCAGAAAAAGAACGTATTGAATTTGCAGAGCGTTTGAATAAAGTATTGGACGATAAAGGCTATCCAATGCGAGGACGCGCTCAGAAGGTTTTAGCTGAAACTAGATTAAATATCTCTGATAGAGCTATAAACAAATGGTTAAAAGGTGAATCTATCCCTGACCATAGTAATTTAGCTATTCTTTCTCGACACTATGGCGTTGGATTTGACTGGCTCGCCACTGGCAATGGCTCAATAGATACCCATAGCAAAAACTTTGACCTACAAGCCCACATCGACAGCCTACCCTCTGCCATCACCCATGAGCAAGCTGTCGCCGAAGGGCAAGAAAGTATCATGGTGGACGTGTACGACCTATCCTACTGTTGCGGGGACGGTGACAAGGTGGAATACGAACCACTAAAAAAACGTCTGCCCTTTGACCCCTCATTTTTCACCCGTCGCAATATCCGCCCAGAGAATTTCAAACTCATCTTTGCCAAAGGTGACAGCATGGCACGCTACATCAACGAAGGCGATGCCATCGGTGTGGACATCAGTCAGACCGAAATCAAAGACGGTGAAGCTTACGCCCTATTCTTGGATGGGGATAACATGATTAAGCGATTATTTATTGAAGGTGGTGGACGGCTACGGCTATCAAGTGACAACCCAGCTTATAAGGATAAGATTATCGAACCCGAATTTGCAGACAGCCTAAAGATAGTTGGACGAGTCGTATATCGAAGTGGCTAAGTTTGTGTTGGGGGGGGGGGGATAAAATGCAAGAAGTGGCAGACCGCATTAGTCAGCGCATGAGTGAGCTAAACATCAAGCAGGCGGATATTATGCGCGCAACTAAAGCAGGCAGGGCAACCGTTTCGTCGTGGGTCAATGGCGCAACAAAACCCTCAAGCGACTATTTACCTGCCTTGGCTAAGGTTTTAAAAACTGATCCAAACTGGCTACTCACAGGCAAAGACACGCCAGCCCAACCTGTTACGCCTGCACTACCAGCCAGCAGCTCAAGCGTCATCGTCTTAATGGACAACCTCAAAGAAATGGAATCCAGCGGTGAGCTGACACCTGCGGTTGTCGCTGCCATCAATGGCGTAATCGACGCAGTCAAATCCGCCAGCCAAATGGCAGACAGCCCAGCCAAAAACCACCAAATATTAGATTTTCAAGCATTACAGGCGGAGGCAATGAATAATCATGGCAAAGATTAAACTTTTAGTGCCTGATAATTTCAGAGCCTTTAAGAATTGGGTGACTGACAAAAACAACCTAAATCCCGTCTTTGTCGCAAGTTTTGCTCACCCGAGCGAAAAAAACCCCATCGACATGTATGTCAAAATATACCCCATGACCGCCGAGGATAGGTCAATTTTTAATGAAATTGCTGCCTACCTCATGGCAGACGCGTTGGGCATTCCTCAGCCGCAGTACGCTTGTATCGCCTTTATAACGATTGCTGAGCTTAAAAAAAATGACACTGTCGGATTTTTTGATACCGACCTAGGCAAAATGGTTAATGCGTGTGAAACTTACCCTGTTTTTTGCACATCCAAGATAGACAAAAGTTTGACAGCGTTTGAATACAGCCTACAGCCGCATAACGGCACGCCAGCCCCGAACGTCTTGGTGGCAGAATTAGCCGCTTGTGATGGATTTACCAAAGCCGCTGCCATGGACAACACCATCGCTCACGTTGATAGGCATATGAACAACCTACTTAGAACAGGCAAGAACAAATATTTCTTTATCGATAATGACCAACTGGTAACAAAATATCAACATCATGGCTGGTTAGTTGCTGACCTAGATGTCAATAAAAAGTATACTAATCAACTCTATGATTTTGCCAAACTGGCTTTTAACAGCCAACAAATAGGCAAGCTAAACAGCCGAATGGTGCATGAAAGCCAATTTCACGCCCAAGCTTGGCAAGATATTCATGACGAGTTGCAAGCGTGGATAGACAAAATCTATCCACAGCATGACGCTGACTACAGGGATTTTCTCCAATTTTTAGCGGCTCGTTGCATGAATGCCCACGCCCAAATAACTTCGAGGGTGCAGTTGCTGATATGACTATTTTATGGGAAAACTTAATCACGCCTAGCAATGCCACACCTACAACCATCCGTGGCGAATGGTTTGCTGTCCGATTTGTCCCCGACCAAGTGGCAGGGGAGATTTTTAACCTTGGCGTGGTGTTCATTGATGATTTTTCAGATTGCCATTATCGCCTACTACCCAATGCCAAGGCATTTAAATGCTTATTTGGCAGTTTAGGTGTCGCAAATATCCAATTCATGCTAACCGTAGTTGATGAAATGCTATCAAAAAATCACTACGACATATCGCCGTCACCCCATATTATCTACTCTGAACGCAGAACTGCACGCGGTGAAAGTATTGAAGAAATACTTGATGACCTATACCGCTCAATGGTATCGCTTGTCTGTTCTGAAGACAAAAAAGATGAAGAAAATAAAGATCGCAAAGCCATTCCCACCAAAGTTGTGCGCTCAAAAGTTTTTAGCGACATGAAAAAACGCTACCCACACGTCTATGAAAAAGCCTATAGACCAGACCCTATTGCTCTAAGAAACCCCGTATCAAATCGACAAATCACCGTGGATATGCCCATAGCCAACTATACAGGATACGAACGTAGTACAAGGCAAGACTATTACGCTTCTTTGGTGTCTGCAGCTTACCTAGACCCCGTACACCGTGTGCATCAAATCAATTACGTGGGTGTCACCAATGTAAGCAACATCTGTGAACTACTGGGTAAAGATGAAGTAACAAAAGCCGCCTTAATTATCTACAAGCCAGAGCAAAACAAAATTTTTGATGAAAAATACCAACTCGAAACTGACTATGAATTAGACAAATGCCTGTACTCATTGTATCAACTTGGCAAAGAAGGTTACGACATCAAAATAGAAATTTGTGATACCCAAGAAGGCTGCCTTGACTCTCTCATGGATTTTATTGACTAAATCAATCCTCTCGCCTAATGTTTAGGCGGCAAGCGTAAAACGAACCCAACTTGTAAAGATTTGACCCCCTTCCTAAACCCACCCTAGGTGGGTTTTTTATCGCATAAAAACAAAAAGCCCCTTATGGAGCTTTTTGCCGAGTAATTAAACTCTATTGAGTCTGCTAACTGGTGCGCACAAGGAAGCACCAAGCCTGATAGCCATAATCATGTGCATCAAGCACCTTGCCTGAATTGCCTTTTACACGACGCTTACGACAACAAACCCATTTGAAACCTTTTGGAGCAGGTTTCGCCGCCACATTTTTCAGATTAGTCATAAAGACCTCCAATTACAATTTTGTAACCGAAGTTGATTTATGACCTTTGGAGGTGCTAATATACAGTTTCCTACTTCTGTACAATGAGTTTCCAAAGGTCCTAGTGCTGGTCGGTTACTTACCAACACAAAACTGGTGTTATATCAATTATGGCATCAGTTCTTGTGTTTCCTTCTTTCTATATTGCGCACAAGATCGGCTTACACAAAATATTTCCATTACGTCTTCCACGTCTAGACCTACGCAACAGTCCAAAGGCGCGAGTAGTTCAGCGGCAAATACATTTGCTTGCCATTCCGAATCTTCAAATATTTTATGCGGCGAACCATTATCGCGCCCCAACGCCACGCCATCATGTAAGATGAAATGCCCTATTTCATGGGCGATGGTAAACCTTGCTCTTGGGTCATCGGCATGCAATGCCTCATAAACATCTTCCCGAATATACATTTTCATGCTATCAGGCGACATAGCTGCCTCGGTATTACCCATATAGCCGTAATTTTTAATAACGAACTCAAATTTATTGTTTGTAGCTTTTGGTAAAACCAATTCAATCAATTTGCATAAATCCAAAGCTTGGTCATCTTTAGCCTGTGCAACCTTTTGCCTTAATGCCCTTGCTAAGCCACAGATGGATTTTTTGCTACGAGGCGACACCCTCACCCCTTTTGTATGGTGCTGGAAATCCAAGTGCATTAAATACCTCCTTTATCATCTTCTAGTAGTTTTTTAAACCTATCAAAATTAAAACTATCGTCATCAAGTCGCCGTGCAAACATCAATGCTAATTCAGCCTCATAATCATTTGCAGGCTTAATCACCACATCAGGTCTGCTTTCACTGGCAAGTTTAGTTAATTCAGTAGCTTGCTTATCATCAAGACCGAGATACCTTACTATCTTATTAATAGTCTGCGCATTAACAGGTTTTTGCCCTGTCTCAATGCTTGAAAGGTATGCCGAAGACACGCCAATCCCTTCTGCCAAGGTTTTTAGCATAATGTCACGGTCTATGCGTAGCTTTCTTAAAGCTTTGCCAAAACTGCTAAGTGCTGCCATCATTTTGACTCCTAGTGGTGTGTCTGAGCTAATTTTCTATTTTGGGAATATTTTTATAGCATAGATATATTTTAACCAGTAGGTTAATTTATGTCAACAAAGAGATTAAGCTTTAACTCACCCACCCCACGGTGGGTTTTTTATTGCCTGTCACTCACCACTTACAAATAATTACAAATAATAGACCGCCTTAAATGGCGGTTTTTATTGTCTTTTAGTTCTTATAAGAATCAATTTTTCTTAAAATTTTGTAATATTGGTTCATATTGGTATTGACTAATAAGAACCATTGGTTCATAATTAAATCATCAACACGATAAGCCGATTATCGTTTCACTCAATAACAGCAAAAGAACAGGATTACAAAACCGTGCCTTAAAAACGGGCTGAATTTACTGAAATAACCAAGGAGAAAATCATGCAACGCATGAACTTACACCGCCTGCGCGAGCAAATCAAGCGGATGCAGCAAATCGGAGAGCAGCAGTACGCATTGTTTGCGCAAAAGCAACAATCGCGCATTGAGCACGATTTTGCACATTGGAGCACCGAACTCGACAGCTTTATTAAGCGCGCAAAAGACAAGCCCAGCGTCAGTCAAAACCGCATGGGCTAGACAGCAAAAAGCCCTTGAGCGCGACGAACGAACAAGGGCATCCCTAATCTAACTTAAGGAGTAAAAACATTATGCCATCTTATATCACAAATGACAAGCTGCTAACTGCTATATACAAGCAAGGCACACTAGCAGTCGAACTTACATACAGTGAGCATCAAACCGCCATCGGCAATGATTACGTAACGCTACATAGCGCGCGTATTGGTATCTACTGTTGGGTAAATGGCGTAAAAGGCGCGGCTGAAGTCGATTTAACCGACCCCGAAATCCGCCACGAATACAGCCTAATGCTAGAGGCGGTAACGCACCTTATACCGTTTGATAACGCCGAGCAAGCTGAAGCATTTGATCGCGCCAATGATGAGTATTACATGGAGTTAAGCCACCATGCTTAAAGACGGAAAGAAAGTCTTAATTGACACCGTGTTGCACATAGTCACCTACACGGTTGCCATCATCACGCTGGTTGCATTTTTGTGTGTGTTCTATGCGGCAGTCAGCCGCGCACTAGACATCGAGGACAAAGCCGAGCGCGACCTCATCGAAAATCACAAAGTTTGGATCAACGAAAATCGAGTTAAAAACGAAACGGAGTAAACCATGAACGCACCATTTAACCCCACAACCCCCACCCTAGCCGAACTAGCCCAGCTACTACTCAGCGCCAAGCAGCGCGAAACGATTGCGCGCGAAGAGCGCATCGCCTTAGAAGAGCAAATTGCCGCATTGGTCGGCACAAAAGAGGAGGGCACAACAAGCCTACAAGAGGGCAACTACAAAATTAAAACCGTTGGCAAACTGACGCGCAGTATCGACAGCAATGCAATACAAGCCGACTGGTCAAACCTGCCCGAACCTATCCAACGCTGCATCAAATGGAAGGCTGACATTGACATCAAGCAGCTACGCGCCCTAGAGAGTATGCGCGACGACTTAGTGCCCGTGTTAGCGCAATACATGACAACCAAACCTGCCAAAGTGGCAGTAACAGTCGAGGTAATTGAGTAAATGGCAGTTAAAATCACAACGACGCGGCAAGCCGCTGCGTCCAACGGCGTAAAAATCTGTGTGTATGGTCAAGCAGGCGCAGGCAAAACTGTGCTTTGCGCCACCACAGGCAAGCCTGACAAAACCATCATTTTATCGGCTGAAGCGGGTTTGCTATCGATTCGTGACGCAGACATCCCCGTCATCGAGATTAAAACCATCGACGATTTGACCGAAGCCTACCTTTGGCTGACGAAAACCCCTGAGGGGCAAGCGTTCGAATGGATTTGTCTAGATAGTATCAGCGAAATAGCCGAAGTCGTGCTTAACGCTGCCAAAAAGGCGACCAAAGACCCACGCCAGGCGTATGGTGAAATGCAAGAGAAAGTCGAGGACATTATCCGCGCCTTTCGCGACATACCGCGCAACGTCTATTTTGCCGCCAAAATGGAAAGCTACCAAGATGATAACGGGGTGGTGCGCTACCAACCGTTATTGCCAGGCAAAAAATTACCGCAACAACTACCCTATTTTTTTGATGAAGTATTTTTCTTGCGTGTCGAGAAAGACGCGCAAGGAACGACCAAACGCTGGCTGCAAACACAGCCTGACGTTAAGTACCACGCAAAAGACCGCAGTGGTGCGCTAAACGCTGCCGAAGAACCTTTTTTGCAAACCATCGCAGAGAAAATCCAAGGCAAAATTGAACCAAACGTAACGCAATAAGGAAACGCAAACATGGCACTTTTAGATCTATCATTTAACCAAGCTGAAATCCAAGAAGCCCAAAAAGGCGGTCAATTTGAACTCATTCCGCCTGGCAATTATGTTGCCGAAATCAATCGTAGTGAAGTCAAACAAACCAAAGACGGCAGAGGCAGCTACCTAAGTCTAGGTTTTAAAATCTTAGACGGTGAGTTTTCAGGACGTTTGGTGTTTCAGAACATCACGTTACAAAACGCCAATCCGCAAGCCAGCCAAATTGGTCGCCAACAGCTTGCCCAGCTAGCAGGTGCGTGCAACATGCAACAAATTCATGATACCGAGCAGCTGCACGGCATCCCAATGCAAATCCGCGTAGCGATCCGCAAAGACAAAAGCGGTCAATACGACGACCAAAACGAAATCAAAAAGTTTGCCGCACTATCCAACGCAGGCTATCAACAACCGACCTTTAGCGCACCAATGCAGCCGCAAGCTCCACAACAACAACGCGCCAATCCGTGGGAGCGAGGCGTAGGCGCGTAATTAACCAAAACCTTGATGGGCGCAATGCCCATCATCTGATTGCTTGGCTGGTCAAGTCACACGCTTGACCACCTAAACAATTCGAGGACAACCCATGGCAGATATTCGTAAATTTATCACCCCACCAGATTCAACGGTTAATGCGATTTATGCAGCCATCAAAGCTGCGCACAACGAAACGCCGCGCAACTATCTTGGCGCGTCCATCATCGGCAAACCCTGCGCCCGTCAATTATGGCAGGATTTCCGCTGGGTCGCTTGCCCCGACTATGACGGACGCTTGCTAAGACTGTTTGAAACAGGGCATTTAGAAGAAATTCGATTAACTAAGAACTTGCGCCAAGCAGGTTTGACAGTTTACGACATTGATGCAAACACAGGTCAACAGTTTGCCATTGTCATGCACGGTGGGCACTTTCGCGGACATGCTGATGGCGTGTGTCTCGGCATTAAGGACGCGCCTAAGACGTGGCATTTGCTTGAGTACAAGACGCACAGTCAAAAATCGTTTGACACATTGACGGCGCAAGGCGTTGAAAAAGCCAAACCTGAACACTTTGCCCAAATGCAAATCTACATGCACGGGCTTAAGCTGACCCGCGCTTATTACCTCGCCCGCAACAAAAACACCGACGAGCTATACGGGGAGCGCATCAAGTACGACCCCGATTTTGCCGAGCGCATGATTGAACGCGCCCATCGCATTATTTTTGCCAATGAACCGCCTGCCAAAATCAGCGAACGGCCCGACTGGTATTTATGCAAGTTTTGTGATTATCACTGTTACTGTCATGCAGGCAGTAACGATTTGCCCGAACCACTGCCCAACGTGAACTGTCGAACTTGCATACACGCCACCCCTACCCCTGATGGCGGCTGGCTGTGTGAATATCAAGAGACAGCCATTGGGGAGGAACTTGCCCACATTGGCTGCCCTGAACATCGTTATATCCCCATGCTGTTTCCGAACCTAAGCGAACCCTATGCTGAGGGCAATAACGTATTTTACCGCGGCAAAAGTGGCACAAACTGGATGAATGACAAACGTGGAGAGATGAATGTACAAACTTAGACCTTACCAAGAACGCGCATTAACCGATTTAATGGACTGGTTGCATCGCCACCCCGATGGCAACCCGATTGTGGATGCCTGCGTAGGCGCAGGCAAATCCGTCATTATTGCCGAACTATGCAAGCATATTATCAACCTTGACCCACAAGCGCGTATTGTCATGTGTGTGGCTAGCCGTGAGCTGTGCTGGCAAAACTATCAAAAGCTGATGGCGGTATGGCAGGACGCGCCTGCAGGCTTGTGTTCAGCAAGCTTAGGCAAAAAAGATTTAGAAAGCCAAATTATTTTTTCGACCATCGGCAGCATTGCCAAGCACGCCCATGAGCTAGGCAAGGTAAACGTCTTGATTGTAGATGAATGCCATAACATTAATACCGACAACATGGGCATGTATCGCACGTTTATTGATGATATCAAAAAGTACGGCAGCCCGTATGTTTGTGTGATTGGGTTTACGGGCACACCGTTTCGCGGCGATGGCGTTTGGCTATGGCAGGGCAAAGACCCGTTATTTGCTGGCACAGCCACGCGGATCACCATGGATGAGCTACTAGAGGCGGGCTATCTTGCCCCCTTGGTGGTTGATTTAAACACCCCACAACTGATTGACGTGACGGGCGTTAAAGTGACGGCAGGTGATTACAACGTCAATGAGCTAAACGCCATCGTCAGTGATGACGCGGTTATCAAAAAAACTGTCGAGAACATTTGCAGCAGAGCATTTATTCGCGAGCGCAAAAAAGGCTTAATTTTTTGTGCCACCATCGAGCACGCTCAAAAAACCTTGGCAGCATTAAAACAAGAAATTGCGAAAGGCGGCGTTGCTGAGCGTTTACGCCCAGCGTTATTGACATCTGAAACACCTATGGGAGAACGCGTAGCCATACTGGACAATTTTAAGCGTCCTGACATTGTGTATGACAGCGACACGGTTAATTGTCTTGTAAACGTCGCCTGTCTGACCACGGGCTTTGACGCCCCCATGGTTGATTACATCATATTATTGCGCCCAACTAAATCGCCTGTTTTGTACGTCCAAATTGCTGGGCGCGGTATGCGTATCGCCGAGGGTAAAACAGATTGTCTATGGCTAGATTATACCGACACAACGCGAACTATGGGTGCGGTCAATCGTATCAAAGGACGCAACAAAACTGTCCGCGCCACCGATGCTAAGACACCGTTTCGTTATTGTCCTGAATGCGGCAATTCAAACCCAGTCAATCTGCTTGAATGCGCTGAATGTGGCACGCTCATGCCCAACGCAGAACAAGAAACACTACACAACACAACCGCTGACGTAACACCCCCTATCGTCATGGGTGAACCACAACGCTGGGTGTTTGATGTTGAACAAATTGGGTTTTACAAACATCAAAGCAAGCAAGGTAATAAGCCGCCAAGTTTGCGCATTGACTACTTTGTTAATGGCGAAGTTTTTCCGATTAGCGAATGGAAGGCTTTTGAAAGCGACAGCGCGTTTGCTGTTCGTATGGCATCGCAATGGTGGATAGACCACTTGCCAAACGTCAAAGTACCGCTAACTGTCGATGAAGCCTTGTATCATTTGCACCATGATTTTGTATTGTTGCCCACGCGTATTTATGTCACCAAAGACGCTGATGGCAAGTTTTGGCGTGTTACAGGCTACGATTATGGCAAGCAGCAGCCCAATTTAATCAGCTTTAGTGACAACCCTGAATTTTCAACCGAAACAATAGAAGACTTACCATTCTAGGAGCTAACCATGCAACTGCAACCGCAACCGCAATCGCAGCCGCAACCGCCACGCCAGCCAATTTATGACAATGTGCCGTTTTGACGGAAAGGAGCTAAACAAATGATGCGTGAATCTATGTCAGCTGGGCAGCACTGACGGGAGGCAATGATGATTAAAGATTTGATTTGGCAGCAAGAAAGCCCCGATTTGCATACCGCAAAAAGCATGGGCTTGCGCTTTAGTGTTATCAAAAACGAGCGCGGAAGATACAACGCTATCATGCTAGATAGCGGCAGACGACCCGAGTGCGAACACGACTTATCGAGCATTAACGATGCCAAGGCGTGTTGCCAAAAAATGCTACAACGTATCGCGGCATATTATATTGAGAGCGGCACATGATTAACATCAAAAACGACGAATTAGAAACGCTGTTGATATACGCACAGCGTTACGCGATCGGGCGCATGACATACGCGCCCACAGAGGTTGCCACGCTGGTGCGCAAATACATGCCTTACGCCACAACTGGTGCACTCAATATCTTAATACAAGACATTGAGCAGCAAGCCGATGTTGATGTGCTGGGCGATGTTTGCGACAAAAAAATATGGCTTGCGTTGCTAGATACTTTAAAAAATGAACGCGATAGCAGGGGCTAAACATGCAAATACAAACCAAACCTATTGTCCCAAATTGGGCGTTGCCTAATCAACAACAACGCGACGCACAGCTAGCTGAACTCGAAGTTAAGCTAGCACAGCGTCAATTTGCGGAACTATATCCGCATCTAGCAAACATCAAACCAGTTAAAGTGAGGGTTAGATGA